GGACACGGTCAATATTATATAACGTGTTTTCTATGGCCCATAATTATATAGCTTATCTTAATATATATAGGGCCTAACACCCTTATATATATTTTGACCTATATCTTTATGGCTTACCATCCATATACTTTATATAATAGTCCCTACCGCAGGGAAACCTCTTGAACTAACAGGTTTTATCAATTTCACCTTACAGAAATTGAACCCCCTTTCTATTTGTTTAGCACTGATTTTTAACATTTTTATTCGTAAATGTCAGTCGAAATTTTTAAAAACAAAATAAAAATTAAATAAACATAAAAACATCAGATTTTCTAGTTCCAGCAAACTTTTAAATTTGTATAAAAATGCACCACGCTAATGAATTTATTGGAATCCGATTATTTTAATCCCTTAATTCAGACAGAGGAGAAAGTAATGTTTCACGCTCGTCGTGCCTTTAACGAGGTCCCACTCAATCACATGAACCTATTCTTGTACGTGAGTGTTTCCGTTCAGGATAGAATCTCTGTTTTTCACGGTCAATAAATTAATATTAACTAATCGCCAATAAAATTATTGGGGATGTGATGAACTTTAGGTAGTTCCGATATGTCGTTGGATAACGATTGTGCGAATGGCAGCCCCAGGTCGAGTATGAGCACGCTGGAAAGAACTCCCAAAAACCAAAATAGAAAGTTGCAATGTCTTATCAGTACATGAATTGCAACTCGGGGGAGCCTAATCAGCTTCCCCGCCAACGAAGTGTGGCAGTTATGGCCACACACACCAAGCGAAGTGCGATGATATATGCCGCACAAGACACAACTCACCATTGCGGTGTTGTTGTGCAATATCCGGTAAAGGTTAAAACTAACATGTTAGTTTGCCAGTCAGGGTTTGAGTCATCAGATGAAGAGAATACCGGCTCTTCGATTCTTACCCAAAAACAAATATCTAGAAAAAAATATAAAAAATATATAACTCATAAAAAGAAAATAAAAAATTTTTCTAGGAAAGTTCCTGATGCATCCAAAATGGGTGATCATATTATTAAGTCGGAAAATGACTTACTTGAATGGGAGACTGATCTCTATATTCCAAGTAAACCTCATTATAGTAATTTAGAAATCCAGACCTCTGAAGAAATTAGTGACATGGATGAATATGAATTCCAGGAATTTAGAAAATTGTCTATTTTAGAAAAGTACCGTAAATTCATAGAAAGAATGAATGAACTCCGAGAGGAGTACAAGAGTAAATACAATGAATTTTGGAAACAAGCACAAAGAGATTTGTCTAATGCAAATTATAAGAAATTCATTCACGCTCTAGCTCAAAAATTTCTTGGAGATAAATACAAAGCAGAAATGTCTTCAGATTGGTTAAAAAACTTATTTTGGAATATTTATGTATGTATTAAATTCCTTAGGAGATGTAGAGATTTTGATGAATTTTCTTTAATAGTTATGGAATTTATTGATAAATATAGAGATGTCAAAATTGTTTTTGATACAAAATTACATTCACAAATTAAGGACTATTCTAAGCGTTTTTCACGACATGAAAGGTTTCTTTTCTCCCCAAAAGAGACAGAATCGGGATCCCAGTGATATTGAAATACAAGGATTAGAAAATTATATTAGTTTTTCACGTGATATTTTGAATAATTACACGCATATCAGCAAATCTCCAATTTTCCAAAAATTGTATCGTGTTTTAATGTATTCCCTTAGTTTCTCACTATTGGGAAAATTTGGTATCTCTTTTGATATGATGAATTACACCAAATTAGAAGCTGAGGCGATTAGACGTAAATTCTACAATAAGAGTAGTTTTGTTTTTTGTATATTAGATACGTTAGTCTTTATTTTTGAAAGAGGTATACAATGTTTTAAAACTGGTGACCTCTCATGTATTTTCCATTCGGGTAATACTTACTCTAAATGGTTTGATGACGCTAAGTTATTGGAAAGACAACATTTACTTATTAATGATCCAGCCTCACACGGTTTTACCGAATTCGATTTTCTTCAGAGATTATCAGATTGCATAGAGAGAGGTGATGCTATAATTAAATTTATGGACAAAAAATCTAGTGATTTTCTATCGATAAATTATTTACTCAACTCAATTAAGATGGTTCAAACCGAGCATCTTACTCTGCGAAAGGCATCAGAAAGTCGAAAGCCCCCTTATGCAATACTAATCAATGGTGAATCAGGTATAGGAAAATCAACTATAAAAGATTTACTCTTTTATCAGTTCGCCCAATTTAATAAATTACCAAATTCCGATGAATTTAAATACACTCGAAATTTTGTAGCGAAGTATTGGGATGGTTTCAGAACTAGTATGTGGGCCACTTTTTTGGATGATGTAGCTTTTATGAATCCTAAAGTCGCTGGACAGGGAGATCCTTCTGTTATGGAATTTTTACAAATTATCAATACGGTACCATTCTGTCCAGATCAAGCGGCCTTAGAAAATAAGGGACGCACTCCATATAAAGGTAAATTGTGCATTGCTACAACAAATACTAAAAATTTGAATGCTCACTTTTACTTCAGTCATGCTACTGCAGCTCAAAGACG